CGCAAAAAGCTGAAAGAAATTATCAGGAGCCTAAAATGTCAGAATTCTTAAAAGTTAACGTCAACGAGTACACCGAAAAGAAAAACGGATTGACCTATCTTTCCTGGGCAGGAGCCTGGGCAGAGGTGCTCAAGATCGACCCGACTGCTCGCTGGGTGGTGCATGAGTACAACGGACTGCCGCTCATGTATCTGCGCGATGATTCGGCGATCGTGAAGGTGAGCGTCGAGATTAAAGGTGACGTGAAAACGTGCGTCCTGCCGGTGATGAATCACCGCAATCAGGCAATTAAAAACCCCGACGCATTCCAGGTAAATACAGCCATCATGCGCTGCCTGGCGAAAGCGATCGCGTGTCATGGGTTAGGTCTGTACCTGTACCAGGGACATGACAGCCCGAATGACGAATCGCCACCAGCGCGACCGATCGACCAGGCAATTATCGATCGTGTTAATGGAGCCAAATCAGTCGGCGATCTGAAAAAGATCTTTGGCTCGTTACCTCCCGAGACGCGCCTTCTTACGATGGATCTTTTCGCAAACCGCAAGAAGGAGCTCGCATGACTGAGGAATTACAACGGGTTGATGCCTGGTATGCCGCTCGCTGCGGGAAGGTCACAGCCTCTCGCATCGCGGACGTAGTGGCAAAAACTAAAACCGGCGTGAGCGCCTCGAGAGCCGCTTACATGGCGCAGCTTTTGACCGAGCGCTTGACCGGCAAGCGGAGCGAGTCGTTTAGCAATGTTTTAATGGAATGGGGCACCGAGCAGGAACCGTTTGCCAGAGCCGCATATTCTGCGAAGACGGGCGAGCTCGTCGAGGAAGTGGGATTCATCGATCACCCGACGATCCCAAACTCGGGTGCGAGTCCAGATGGGGTGATTGCTGACGGTGAGGGCTTGGTCGAGTTCAAGGCACCGACCTCCCACGTTCACCTCGAATACATCTTTGAAGGTAAGCCGCCCCAGAAGTACCTTTATCAAATGGCCTGGCAGATGGCCGTGATGGGTGCGAAGTATTGCGATTTCTGCAGCTTCGATCCGCGACTGCCAGAGCGATATCGGCTGTTTATTGTGCGAGTGCAACGGGATGACAAGCTCATCGCAACACTCGAAGCCGAGGTTAAAGCGTTCCTCGAGGAACTCGATCAGAAAATTGCCAAACTGGAGACGATGCAATTATGAGAAACGAAAAGCCAAAGTTTGATAACACCAATACCGGCGTTCTCTTTAAGTCAACCTTTAAGCGTGACCAGGAAAAGAGCCCTGATTACATTGGTACGTTAAATGTCGAAGGGAAAGAATGGACGATTTTCGGCCGGATGAAAAAGTCCAAAGAGGGAAAGCCGTTCATGGGGCTGTCGGTTGCGGTGCCGAAACCGAAACCCGAGCCAAAAGCCGCCCCGCCGGTTGATGACTTTGCCGACGATGATTTGAACTTTTAACCATGACCGCATTTCGTATTTTTATTGGGTACGACTCTCGAGAGGAGATCGCCTGGAAAGTGGCGCGAAACACGCTGCTTAAACACTCCAGCATCCCTCTCGATATTCGTCCGGTTGTCCAGGGTGAGCTGCGTCGAGCTGGACTCTACACTCGAGACAAAGATCCTTTGTCCTCGACGGAGTTTAGCTTTACGCGGTTCCTGGTCCCGCACCTGGCGGGATACAAGGGGTGGTGTCTTTTCGTCGATTGTGATTTCTTGTTTCGTAAAGATATCGCCTCGATCCTGGACTACACCGACACCGATAAGGCCGTCCTGGTGGTCAAGCATGATTACGCCCCAAGCGAAACCACTAAGATGGACGGGTGCCCACAGTCGGTTTATCCGAAAAAGAATTGGTCAAGCTTCATTCTTTGGAATACAGAGGCCGAGGAATCCAAGCTCCTTACGCCTGACATCGTAAACATCCAAAGCGGGATGTATTTGCATCAGTTTAAGTGGATACCCGACCCCTCGAGGATCGGCTCGTTACCGATTACCTACAATTATCTCGAGGGCTGGTACACCCGCGACCAGGAACCCGATCCGATCGCGGTGCACTTTACCCGCGGCGGTCCCTGGTTCCCGCAATATCAGCACGTTGAGTACAACATGGAATGGAATAACGCAGCGGTTGAGGTGTTGCAACAGGAGCGCGAGGGCGAATGAAACGGATCTTTCCTCGCGGCACAACAGCCGAGCAAATGGTGAATGCCATCGTTCGCATGGTTGAACCATTAGATCCTGCGCGTACCTGGTCCGTTGAAATTGAGGAATGGAAGAAGCCTCGAACCAATCAGCAGCTGCGGTATCTCTTTGGGGTGGTGTACCCCATGGTGCTCGAGGCGGGTGGTGAGGCCCTGGGAGGCTACACCCGCGAGGATCTGCATGACTTTTTTTTGGGCGAAGTCTACGGGTGGCAAGAGCTCAATGCTTTGGGCCGCACTCAGAGCAAACCCGTTCGGCGCACTTCAAAAATGACGAAAGCGGAATTTACCGATTTTCTGTATTCCATCGAAAACAAGTGCATTGAAATGGGTATAGGACCCCTACCGGAGCCAATTTATGCAAACGGTCACTTTGACCCCGAATGAAGTCCACCTGGCCGCTTCTCATGCCATCCTGCGACGGTATGAAAAGCTCGCCGGCAAACGTGGCGATCGTATCCAAAAAGAGCAATCTACCTGGGACAACGAAATCGAGGGCGCTTGCGCCGAGCTCGCCTGGTGCAAGCTCTATAACCACTACTGGACCGGCGTGACCGGGCTCCGCGCTAAAGATGGCGGGGATGCCGAGGTGCGCTGGACCAAGTGGCCATCCGGTGGCCTCATCATCTACCCGCACGATAAAGACGATTCAATCTTTGTCCTGGCGCGAGGGTCAGCACCGCGGTATGAGTTCGTAGGATGGCTCACAGGCGGCGATGGCAAGAAGGTAGGCAAGACTACCCCCTTCGGCTATCTCGTCCCAGAAAACCAGATAACGCATTTCTGATGGCACTCCGTAAAGAAGCAAAGGGTAGGGATTGCATGGTCCGCTTGCCGGGGATCTGCACCTTCAACAACGAAACCGTCGTGCTTGCCCACTTTCGCCTGGTCGGCGTATCCGGCACCGGCCTCAAAAGTCACGATTTGATTGGGTCCTGGGCGTGTAGCGCTTGCCACGATGCCGTCGATCGGCGCACCCACCTCGAGCTCGACCGCGATTACGTTCGCCTGGCGCACCTCGAGGGCATGGTCCGCACCCTCTCGCAGCTCGCGAAGGAAGGGTTAATATGAACTTCTTATGCGATACCCCATACATCAGCTGTTACGTTCGCAATGAGTTCCTGCACAACCAGGAAAAGGGGCATGGAGAGTTTACAGAGGCGACCCTGTTTGGATTTCGCTCTGAGCCCGCCCGTGTACCCGCTTTCCAAGTCATGCTGGCGAGTGGGGCGCAATGGGCGCGAGTGCCGATTCAAGCGATCTGTATGGCCCCCTGCGAGCCTCTACCGTTGACCGAGTGCGTCTGGTGGGACTGCTATGGCCACTACGCCCAGGTCCATTCCTTTGCATTCCTTAAAGGCCACCGCGTCAGCGCTCTGAGCCGCTCCAAAGCCGTTCGCCAGGGAACCTATTTGTTTACGATCGATTGGGCAAAAGACGGTTGGAGCGAAACCGCAGACCAGCACAAAAACCATCACGTCATCGCTCTCGATAGCCCTCGAGGCCCTGGCCAGGGGCAGCTGATCGCTTTCCCGAATAACCGCCTGGTATGGCATGACGAAAGCTGGATCTCACCGAATCCGTCTCGCGATTGGAAATCCCCGACCGACAGTTACTCTGCGGAGGCGTTATGTTCCATTGGTTCAAAAGATTGATTTCGGAATGGAATAACTTTAGAGATTATGAATGGCGGCGAGTACCCGCACCGAATTGGCGATGTTCTCGAGGGGGTCGAGAAGTATGGTAATTGACCAGGAGAGCCCCGCTGGGGCCTGGGCGGACGAACTGAGGTCAGCACCCTGGGGGTATGGTCAATCGGCTGGGAGCAGCGTCCGGTTCGCCCTGGCAGAGATACGCGCCAGGGGGCTGTGGACCGAAGCAGAAATCCTCGAGCGCGAGATCCTGGCGCTGCGGGCAGAGCTCGAGGCTAGACCTTCCGCTCAAAGTGCGGGACATCCTTAAACGACTTCCAGAATCCGCCCCATTGGTTTTTAGGGTGGAGGCTCTGCCAATACTCGCCCACCGGGGTTAGCGTTTTGA